CCCTTACTTCTGACACCATTATAACTCATGGGACTACTACGGGAACAGGAATCGATTTAGATGCGTTTTATAATATAGCTGATTTAGGTCCAAATTCTTCTGATGCTTCTGCTCAGAATTGGTATGCGTCTCAACCCACTTCTGAAAGTTCCTTTGTCTTCGCTTTGGAGCATAATGGAGGCTCTATTATATCCATCAGAAAAGAAGACACTACAACGCCAGATAACGGTATGGTCTCCTTTATTAATTCCACCTACAACACTGGCTATCAAGTAGGTGACATTAAGGGTGCTTTCCTTTCGAGTACGGTAGCAAGTACTTTGAGCGGCACTGAGCTGGTGACCAATGGCACGTTTACTACTGACCTGACTGGTTGGACGCAGACAGGAACAGTTTTCTCGCAGAGTGGTGGGGAGTTGGTCATTGACGCATCTTTGGGTGGCGGCAGCGATATCTATTTAGATCAGGCGTTCACTGACGTGGCTGGTAAAGTCTATAAAGTATCTTTTACTATAGTCTCACGTACTGCTGGTAGTGTTTTTGTGCGGTTTCGCGGCGGAACCAGTGTAAGTACTTCTACCGCCTCTACGGTTGGATCGCATACGTTTTTTGTGACTGGTAATGGTACAAACGACACGCTGACTTTTGCCACAAACTCGGCTGGAGATCTGACTGTCGACAATGTCTCTGTGGTTGAAGTAGATGGAGACCGCTCTGTGAACGACAACGGCCTGATCGTCAACGGCACAATCACTCGATCTGCTGTCGCAACTGGCGCGGAGCTTATGGCTTACAACGGGTTCTCTGCAAGCAACTATCTTGAGCAACCGTACAACTCAGATTTAGACTTTGGGACGGGTGATTTTTGTATTATGGGGTGGGTTCAGGAAAGTGCAGGGTCCGATTGGCTTGTAGATCGCGTGGAAGGTCGTGATGGCTCTAGTAACCTGTGGGGTTTTGACGTATTTCAGTTAACCCAAAGTCTTAAATTTTCTGTACATGAGAACAATGCTAATACAAATGTTGTTAGTAATACAGCGATGGTTGCAGACGCCTGGTATTTCTTTACTGCTGTTCGCAGATCTGGTGTTCTTGAGATTTACATGCAAGGTGAATTAGATAATACGACATCTGGAACCGCAAGAAATATTAGCTACACAAGCACAGGCAATCCACCGCCACTAATCATTGGCGCAAGAAATAAAAGTGCCAGTAGAGCATCATGGCAAAACGGTAAAGCTGCGCTTATCCGTATCTCCGCCACGGCACCAACCGCAGAACAAATCCGAAAGATCTACAACGACGAGAAGTATCTGTTTCAAGAAAACGCGGATTGTACTATTTACGGCACATCCGATGCAGTGACAGCATTAGCTCACGATGACAGTACTAACCTTCTTCATGTAGGTACAAGCGATGGTCGCTCAGTTTTCCAAGGATTGCGAAGAATAGACAACACAACAACTGCGGTTGGCACAACAATCAGCGCAAGCAACAATCTAGTGGTGGATGAATAAACTATGACAGTCAACATCACAAAACCTGCATTAAACCTCAGATCTGAACTTGCGGATCTTCGGAATCAGCCACGTTACGTCCAAGAGGTCTTCTGGTTTGCAGGCGATGGCACTGAAACTGACTTTGCATTGGAACAGGGGTGGAAGCCTAAGTTTGTATATGACGCTGGTTTACTTCAGAAGGAAGGTGCAAGCGATGATTACACTGTAGTCTACGATGGTTTCATCTACACTGTTTCATTTAACGTAGCACCCACAAATCTGAATGACATAGGCGTGATCGGAGTTCGAGCATGACTGTATTTATAGCAAAGGGTGATGAGGCTCTCACAGAAGCTCAGTTAAGTAAACGCACACAGAAATACATTGATATCGACTGGCCTCAGTGGAAAAGAGAAAGGTCTGTTAGATTAAACGATGGTTTGTTTAATACATACATGACGACAGTTTCAGCAGACACCGACACAAATCGTGCGAACAACACTTTCAATCAACAACTTGCAGATTACCGTGTAGCTACTGCCCGATTGTCTCAGTATCGTCTAGCAGATGGTAGAGATGAAGTAACAGAAGACATTGGAACAGGTGAGTTCGACGACGATGGGAACGAGATCATGGAGACTGTAATTGTGCAAACAGCTATTGATCCTTTACCTGGTCAAGTCGAAGAGACCACTTACGATGAAGATGGAAATGCCACAACAGCTATGGTCGATAATCCACTGATAGTACAGGACGACGAAGAAAGGTCTGCTGCTCAAGTTATAATCGACAGTACTCCTCAAGAAGTTAAAGATTTTTAAAGTAACGTAACCATAGCCGAGGCTTAATTATGATATGGACCAAAGTATAGACTTATCAACTTTGATAACCCTCGGGGGTTGTCTCGTGTCCGTGGCGGGCGCAGCGGCGGCGGGTCGAATGCAGATCCGTGTTATCCAAGAGATACTTACTGACCTAGAGGCACGAATGCGGGTCATGGATAAGATGCTCGATAAGTTCGATGCCGAGCAAGCAGTACTCAAGCAACGGACGAACATAATCGCGGAACTCAATGCACCCGCACTTTTGGAAGCCAGAGCGAGAGAGACCGCCACCATGGTTTCCGATATAGCCACCCTTAAATCCGAGACCTCAAAGATGCGGGCGCTCCACAACGGCGTACATCCGCCAGTACCAAGCGAACGCAAGGCAACATAAGAGCCTACAGGACCTAAAGGACTGGTACTACAGGACCAACAGGACCAACAGGGTCCAAGATAGGAGAGCATCTGTCATCCTCAGGAGCTCTCCATTGAACGAACTAATCCCAGACAAAGAAACGTATCAGACCAACAAGCGTCGAATGACGTGGACGGCTCTGGTCATGATGGTCATCAGTACCATTGCGGTCATCTATGACCCAGAACGTATGAACCAAGCCAGTGCCATCTTCATGATGATGTATGGCTCTCTTAGCGCAGTCGTCGGTGCTTACTTTGGTTTCTCAGCATCTTCAGGAGTTAAGAAACAATGATCCTGTCAGCACTCATAGGTCCAATCACAGATTTAGCAGGGGGCTGGCTCAAGGGGAAAGCAGAAGCCCAGGCAGCCAAAGCCAACCTAGCGCTCGTCGAAGCAGAGGCCAAAGCCACCATCATGAAATCTGCAGCAACCAGTGAAGCAGACTGGGAAAGACTGATGGCCAAGGGTTCTCAGAACTCCTGGAAGGATGAGTGGCTCACCATCCTCTTCTCGATACCACTGATCCTAAGTTTCTGCGGTGACTGGGGGCGTCAGGTGACTGAGCAAGGGTTCCTAGCCCTCGAAGCTATGCCCAGCTGGTACCAGTACACATTAGGCGTGATCGTTGCGGCATCCTTTGGTGTTCGAAGTGCGACCAGGTTCTTTGGCGGAGGCAAGAAGTAATGGAAAACCTCAAGTTACCAATAGCTCTCGTCGCTGGTATGGCCATTCAGCTGGCGGGGGGTGTCTGGTGGGTTTCACAACAAGCAGCGACGATATCCAGTCTCGAGGAGACTGTCAGTCAACTCGGTTCGAAGATGGCCATAGAAGACAATGTGAACCTTCGAAGAGACGTCGCTGAGAACAAAGACGAGCTCGAGGACGTATGGGATGACATCGAAGGGCTGAGTATGTCCATCGGTGCGATCACCGAGCTGAAACAACGTGTGGCTCTTCTAGAGACTGAACTCAAGTTCATCAACAGAGACCATGACGGTTTAATTATGAACAACCACCCCAAACAATAAGGAAAGCACCACATGCGTCCAGTCGACGAGATCATCATCCATTGTACCGACACCAGGCCTGACTGGTGGGAAGGGCTACCTGCCAAAGCAAAGACTGAGGAAGTTCGTCGGTGGCACGTCGAGGAACGCAAATGGTCAGACATCGGTTACCACTACACGATCGACAGAGACGGTTCGATAACACCAGGTCGACCAATGGAACGCGATGGTGCTCACTGCAGAGGCCACAATAAGAACACTGTCGGTATAGCTCTGTTCGGTGGATATGGATCATCAGAAGACGATGGTTTCCTCAAGCACTTCACTCCGCAACAGATGGCATCACTCCAGGACCTGGTGAGCCAGCTGAAGGAGAACTACGCAACCATCAAGAAAACCTCTGGTCATAATGATTATGACAGGAAGGCCTGCCCTGGTTTTAGGGTTTCTCGTTACTTCAAGTAAGCATTAGAAAGGAAGGTGATCTTGTGTCTGTCATAGCTGGATTTCCGGTGTCGATCCCAGAGTTGATCACCATCGGACTCCTGGCTGTAATCATCTATAAAATTAGGTAATCAACAGCCCCATTAAAACATCGGTTCACGTCAGAGTGGATCGGTGTTTTTTGCTCCTGGTTTGACTAACCGACCACCTTATACATAAGGCTTGCATATCGTGCGTCCGTTGATTATTTTAGAGACACGGACGACGTTTCTCAGAATGCGTTGGTAGAGCAGCGGACTGAAAATCCGCGTGTCGGTGGTTCGAATCCGCCCCTGGGCACCACTTAGTAAAACTCTACAGATGTCATCGGAGAGTACGTCAGTCCCTAACTAAAGGAGACTGAAAGATGACTAATGTTGATAAAGCGACAGTAACTCGAGTTTACAGGTCGGATTACCTGTTCGAATACCTTAACCCTGATGCGGAAAGCCCAGGCGACCACGTCGGCACCTATTATCGGGTCACTGCAGAACTGACAGACGGGCGTCGCTACGAGCATTACTGGGGTCTACCCTCATCGAAGTTTTCACACGATGAATGCAAAGAGCGCGTTGATCGTATGATACGTCGCATAGATGCTCATTTGGATGACGGTGGCTCTCTTAACATAAACCACTGGAGAGCTATTGATCCTGTTTATGGCTCAGAAGCTTGGGAGCGTTTCGAGCGTGGTGAGCTTTCCAGAGCTGCGGAATACATCCGTGCTGGCGGTAACCCAGACGCATTATCCGACACTGTCGCTAGTTATCTTTGAGGAGACTGAAAGATGGCTAAATTTAGCAAAAGCTTGATGAAAAGTATTAGGCTCTCGGTAGCTTGCTCACTTAATGTTGGACACAAGGTTGACCGTGAGCACATCAGAGACATCGCTGATATTTTGAGCGGACAAGAGTTAGACGCTATCCAGTTAGATATATTGACAGACATGGCTATCGCTGACCTCAAGATTGAGGTGTCGCCATGAAGACTAAGCGCAACAGACGCATCATGAACTGGGCTGGGGACATCTTTGGTGTCCTCAGTATATTCGCTTCGCTGTACTTTCTGATGCTGCTTGCACATGGCCTCGGTTACTAAGATTTGTTTGGGAGAACAATCATGAACTTCATCGATTTTGTGAACACAGAGGGTCCCCATATTTGGAGCGGCAAGCA